GATAGCTCTAGCTGAAGATATATTCAATGGGGTATCTGAGGTAGGTACTGCATTGATCAAGGACCAAAAGAAACTAGAGAAATTTAACAAGGCGAATGCGTTGATTCAAATTGGTATTGATACAGCCAAGGCTATCTCTTCATTGGTTGCTGCGTCTCAAGCTAACCCATTCAACGGATTGACAGCAGGTGCTGCAGGTATTGCTCAGTTTGCTAGCGGTATCATTCAGATAGTTACTAACATAGCCAAGGCTAAGCAGATATTAACATCAGGAGGTACGCCATCACCAGGTGGTGGAGGAGGTACAGCTGAAGCAACAGGTGGAAGCAATACCAATGTAGCACAGCAGGTGCCGGCATCAGCTCAGTTATTTGGTGCAGCCAATAGCGGTAACGTAGTGAGTGCAGGAGGTGGTACAGCTAACAGCTCCATGACTGTCACAGCTGTAGTATCTGAGACACAAATAACCAACGTACAAAACAAGATAACTAAGATTAATAAAAACGCTGAATTATAATGAACTCACTACAAGCAATCACCAACCACATTGAGCAGTTCTACAACAATCACCTGCAGGTAAAGAAAGTAGGTAGCGACTTCAAGGAACAGCTATACAACTTCGCTACTCAGGATGAGAAGTACCCTATTGTTTTCATTGTACCGGTAAGCGTTAACCCTACCGAGAACACCTCAGAGTTTAACTTTGACATCTACTGCTTTGATATTATTCAAAAGGATAGGGCAAATATCATTACAATCCTAAGCGATACACAGCAAATACTTAATGATCTATTTGTGTACTTTACTTACAGCAATGACTACAGCTTTGATGTCATAGGACTGCCTAGCTTCCAGGCTATAAACAATGATCTACTTGACTATGCTGCAGGGTATGTTATGAACATCACATTAACGGTCAATGACTGGACTGATTGTGCTGTGCCTTTGTCAGGTAACTAAACATTTCGGAGGCTTAGAATAATATAGGTATGAGTGCACCAAATTGGTGGGGAGACTGGAGACCTATCCTCACACCTCACACCGGAAACCTTCAACCTACTGACTTACTAGAATGTACTTCTATAGTGGGAGGCTTACCTGTTAACACAGCAATCACAGGTGCTCAGATAATAGCAGCAGCATCGGGTGGTGCAACCTGGGGGAGCATCACAGGAACGCTATCAGCTCAGACTGATTTGCAGACTGCCTTGAATGGTAAGCAGGATACGCTAGTAAGTGGTACCAACATTAAGACAATCAATGGTAGCTCAATACTAGGTAGTGGTAACTTGACTATATCAGGCAGTAACATCTACACTGCAGATGGCACGTTGACTGCTGCGAGAACATTAACACAAGGTGGCTTTGATTTAACCATAGCAGGCACTACATCAAGCCGTTTCTTTTCTAATGGTAATGTAGGGATAGGTACTACAACTAATGCAGGATTTAAGTTAGATGTTAATGGTACTGCTAGGGTAAGCGGAAATTTAACAATACCATCTTCAATTTTATTAACGTCTTATGGCTCTTCCTCTTTTGGTGTAAATTCAAATGGTAGTTATTACTTCAATCAACTTGGTGCAGGTACGGGTTCACAAAATATAGCAATAGGTTCAAATGCAAGAGCATTGGGAAATTATGCCATAGCTGTAAATAATGGACAAGCAGAAGCAGGGGGAATTGCTGTATCCTATACGCGTGCTGCTTCTGGTGAATTTGCTGTTGCTTCATCAACCACTTATATGGGTTTAACACCAATAACTAATATATATTTCGGAAGTGGTAAAATTAGACAAAATCCTGACGGAACTTATAACGGTGGTGCAGGCACTTCGTATACGATAAATGGCTCGGGTGCATACGGAACTAATTTAGACGGTGGAAGCGTTACTATTGCAGGAGGTAAAGCTACGGGTACTGGTTTGGGTGGAGATATTATCTTAAGCACCGCTACATCTTTAGCTTCAGGAACTACTTTACAATCATTAACTAATAGATGGTGGATAAAAAATAACACTGGTACATTTGCTAATACATCAACACCGAACGCTAGTGCAACAATGCAAATTGATTCAACAACAAAAGGCTTCCTACCTCCACGAATGACCAATGCACAGATGTTAGCTATAGCTGCACCTGCTGCAGGATTGGTAGTATATGACACAACTAACAACAAGCACTGCGGATACAACGGCACTGCTTGGCAAAACTTCTACTAATGATACAGATAGAACCACTTAACATACCAACTAAAGGCACAGCATCTCAGATGTCAGTGCTTGTACTTAACTTTGCTACCAATGCTACCACAGCTCAAACCTATTGGCAACTATATGATGAGAATGGTACAGGACTATTGGATGGTAACTACACCATGACTGATGAGCAGTTCGCAACTTGGGGTACTGACAATAACGTGGTTAATGAATATGTAGCAGATGCTATAGGAGTAACAATAATATCATGATAGAATTAGACGAAAAACAACTAGAAGAGATTAAAGCATACTTGGCTGAGCTACCAATGAAGTATGCCCTACCTCTATTGCAGTACCTTGAAAAATTAAAAGAAGAGCAGAATGGCTAGATACGCAAACACAGGGGAGTTCAATGTCCTATATCCTACCCGTAGGAAAATGGCTACTATACTCAAGAGAATAATTAGACAGGAAGTAGCAGATGGTGAGGGTACACTTGTAGAAAGTGTGCGTATCAATGCCAAGGTAACAGGCTTCCAAAAACTAGAGATACAAATAGTAGCTATGTACTACTTTATATTTCTAAACAATGGGGTGCCACAAACTGCTAACGCCTATGGCCCCAATGGTGGGTCTATAGCTCCACGAGATTTCGTTGCACAATTTACTGATGCGTTAATGGCAGCAGGTCTTGTTGCTGAGATATATCGGCAGTATACTGAATGGATAACTAAAAAGTATCCTTTGGTACAAGCTGTTGAAGTGCTTGAGAAACAATATAAATTAGTGTATACATTTGAGGCACTTGACCCTCCTGCAACTTTTACTCCTGGCTTCCCATTAGATGTCTAACTCTTTTTTCATACCCAGAACATTAAACACATAGACGAGTGGTAGGGCACCTATCTTATCACTCTTAGTTATGTCACCTTTGGATAGGCTATAGATCATTAGCTCCCATGACCACTTGGCACTCTGTTGTTCTTTCTCTATTTCTTTGATTTCTTCAGGGTCAAGTTCTGCCTTTTCTTCATTGGTCAATGGCTCATCTGCTTCACCCATAAATAGGTTCTCATACTTTTTAAGGAAGTCATCCCTAAACTTTAAAAACTCATGTATCAATCCATACACATCTGTGATAGGTAGGTCAAGGAACTTATCAGCTCTAATGGTGCAGTCAAAGTCATAAGGCTCCATGACCTCATCACCCCATTCATTCAGCTTAGTGTTCCGGTATAAGATAGCACATACATTAGCTAGGTTCTCTATATAGTTCTGACCAAAATAAAAGTCCAGGTCAATGTACTCATATAGGCATAGCTTGTTGAATGGCTTGAGCTTCAACCCAAGTAGCTCATGTTTATATCTTTTATATGGTTCAGATTTGCACCACTTATTCTCTTTGATTAACTGCCGCATCTCATCCACATCGAGCTCTTCAATATCCTCAATGGGTAAGTCTGACAAGATAGAAAGTGCCTCACTATTGTAGTGATACGAACCCTGTGAGGCATCTATCTTATTAAACTCAATGAACTGCTCAACAGTTACATCACTCCACTGCTTCGGTAGGTGTATCATTTCGTAATTGTTGTCCTATCTTTTGAGCTATGAACATGATATAAGGGATGGCAATGTTAGCATCTAGCTTGCGTAACAGCTTAGCCTTTTGTTTGATGTGAGCATCGGCATAGTGTTCGGTAGGTGTAAGGTCCTCACGTTTGAACATGACAGCTAACATCTCAGATATGTATCCTTTGTTCTTATGTAGTGCTACCTTCTCAATGATCTTAGTATCACGTACAGTTAACTTCATTTGAGCTCGGTAGATATAGCCTTCAAGCTCAAGCTCCTCCACTACAGGAAAATCTTTTTGTTCCATGGTGTTGAAGCTCTTGACAATCTCTACAAATTCAGCAACATCCGTATCCCAAAATTCATTCTCAGGTATCCCCAGGTAAGCGAATACTTTAAGGTGTTTGTCAATGGGGTCAAGGCTAGTATCATTGTTGATATCAGTAATAGTTTCAAACTGCTCAATGGTCAGCTCATCAATTTGGTTGGGAATCTCCCTGTTTAAGATAGTTATCATGTTTTAAAATTTGAACAAATATAGGAAATTTATAATATAGGTAATGGCAAAAGATAAACTACCAGTTTACAAAATTACTATTGATCCTGAGTACTCCGAGAATGGACAAGACTTAGGCATTGAGCAGATAGCTTTTACATCTACTCCAGCTATCAAAGTCATGGGTATGGCATTCAGTGCTCAGACAAAGCCGATGAGATTTAACGACGAGATAAAGTACCGTATCACTGCACCTGCTTTGATACCTATGGAAATCTATCGCTTTGATGAGGATACAGATGAGGAGTACTATGTTAAATTTACTGCTGAAGAGATAGAGAAAATTCATGCTAAGTTCATGAAGGACATGTTGAATAAAGACCTATTCAACTTGGAACATGATACTGAAAAGACTGTACCTGCCTATGTACTTGAGGCATGGATAGTAGACACTCCAAAAGAGGACAAAGCTTACTCATCATTTGGTATTGAAGTACCGGAGGGTACACTTATGGTTACTGCCCAGGTAACTGATAAAGAGTACTACGCTGAACTTGTAGCTCAAGAGCAAATAGGATTCAGTATAGAAGGGTACTTAGGCATGAAACTAAAAGAGCAAAACAAATCCCAAATAAATACACAAATGAATGAGTTAATGTTGCCGGATGGCGAACACATCATCAACGAAAAAATCTACATCGTAAAAGATGGTAAAGTAGTTGAAGTAAAAGATGTTGAAAAAGTAGAGGCTTCTGAGGAAGTAGCCTTAGAAGAAACTGTTATCGAAGAGGAAGTAACAGAAATCCCTGCAGAAGAGGAAACAATGGCGGTAGATCCTGTGCTTGACGCAGAAGCTATCTTAGCTATTGTTAAGCCTGCAATGGATGAGCAAATCAATGCCCTTGTAGCTATGATAGCCGACCTTAAGAACCAACTTGAGGAAGTGATGAGCTCAGAGGTAGAAGAGGAAGTGATTGAAGAGGCTGTGGCTATGAGTGCACAGCATAGATTTTCTAGTGTAAACAAATTCATAAATAACAAATAAAATGCGTAAATTAAAATTCGACTTACAAGTTGACCCAACTGCTTTATTAGCAGCGAACCCAGAGGCATTCTATTCTCAAGCTTACTTGTCTGAGGATACTGCTGACAACTATCGTTCTTTACCAGGTGTAAAGTACAAAACTAAATTAGCGACTGTTACTTTCGGTAACATCTTGCAAGCATCTAGCTGTTCTTTCTCAGCTCCTAATGATGATTTGAACGCTAAAGAAATTGACGTATGTGCTCTTTCTGCAATGGCTCAAATTTGTCAGTTTGACTTAGAGCAATCTTTCTTATCTCTTCAAATGTCAAAAGGATCTAACGGAGATTTCTCTGTTGCATCTTTCATGTCATTCTACTGGGGTGAGATGGCTAACAAAATTAACGGAGATATCGAGTTAATCAGATGGCAAGGTGATACAACTGCTATTGCTAACCCTACATTAGCTTTATGTGATGGTTATGAGAAAAAATTAACTGCAGGTTTAACTGACCCAACTGATACAGTTATCAACGGTGGTACAGGTGCAATTGCTAACTTCACTACATTGGAGACTAAATTAGCTGCAGCATTTGCTTTACTTCCTGCATCTATTGCTACTCGTACAGCTGACCTACGTTTGTACATGCCTACTCAATTGGTTAACATCTACCGATTAGGAGTTGCTGCAGGTAACACTAACGCTTACATTACTCAAGATTTGTCTTTGACTTTCTTAGGAGTTAAGATTGTAGTTTGTCCAGGTATGTCTAACAACACTTTTGTTTGGACATTGAAAGATAACCTTATCTACGCATTCGATGCTGAAGGTGATTCTTCTGATTTACGTGCAGTTAACTTAGCTGATACTGTAGCTGAGCCTTACATCCGTACACGTGCTAACATGAAAGTTGGTTTCGAATATGTGAATGGTTCTGATATCGTTTTCTATTCTTAATAATAATCACGAGCCCTCTACCAAGGGGGCTCTTTAATACTTTAATATCATGGCTTGTCAAGCATTAGAAGCAATCGTAAAATCATGCGACAACAACAGTGGTGGTATCTATGGTATCTGGATTAACCAACAAGATGAGATCGCATCTATCACACCAACCGACCCATCAGCGGGTTCAGGATGGGAGATAACAGGTATCACTCTTGCAGGTACTCCTCCAGTACTATTTGAAAACTACTACGTTCGTCGTAACACATCTAACTTTACTGAGGACAGTACTATTGACCTAGTTAATGGTAGCTCATTTGTCACTCAAACAATTAACTTAATGTTCCACCGAAGAGATAAAGATAAGTCTCGTGCTATCAAAATCTTAGGAGCAGGACAGCAATACTTAACAGCTATCGTATTAGATGCTAATGGTAAGTATTGGTACTTCCCTTACTTGCAGGTTTCTGCTACAGGTGAAGGTTCAGGTACAGCTCGAGCTGATGGTTCTAAGTATTCAGTTACTTTGGTAGCTGAGAATGAGTACCTAGCTTATGAGGTAGACATGCTACCTGCTGCATTAGCTGCAATCGGAGTACTATAAGTTCTTTATTTCTCTACATAGCGAAAGGGCCTACCGTAATGGTGGGCCTTTTTTGTGAACATTTGTAAAGTCTAATTTAATATAGGTGTGATATACTTAGATCAAGGTGTTATTAATCAATTCGTGTTAACTCTTAGTGAGGTAACTACGGTTAGTACACCACATTATTTGTTTGTGTTCACCAATGAAATGAATACTACTAGCACACCACAGCTATTTACATCTGCTGATACAAGTGCATACCCTGAAAGATACAATCTGTTTACTCTTGATGAGCCTACAGATATATCACTACTTAAAGGGCAGTACACGTATGAGGTATATGAGAGCTCAACACCATTAGTTCTACCTCTTTCAATAGCACAGACTACAGGCGTAGTAATTGAGGAAGGTAGAATGGTAGTAAGTGGTCCAGTAGGTAACTCAATATACGATTAATATGGCATGGTACGATAGATTTATTAACAGCAAACCCAAAGGGCCCGAAGTAGTAGAGGGCTATCAATCTTTTAGCACTCCATTTTTACCGGTAGGTAGAGGCAACTTAACTTTGCCCTATGTGAATGGTAGATACGTACAAGAGTCATGGGTTCGTTTCGGTGAGGGTAACTTATATCCGGAACTGCTTAACCAAATGTACTACAGCTCACCACTACATGGTGCCATTGTAGATTTTAAGACCAATGCTGTTATTGGTGGAGGGTTTAATATCATAACTGACAAGCTAACTCCCCAGGAGAAACTTGACATGTACTCTTTTGAAAAGAAAGTTAACCTTAAACACACCGTTAAGGCTGTGACTAGACAGTTAATCCTGCATAATCGAGTATATTTTAAGCTATATTTTGGTGAAAAAAGAAAGTTAATCAAGGTAGAGAACGTATCACCGGAGAAAGTACGTATATCACCATGCAGAAAATACTACTATTTATCGGATGACTGGAGCACTCGTATAGATACTGAGAAAATTAAGCCTTATCACATTGCATGTAGTGACGAAATACAGCTATATTGTTACGAAGTTAAGTCAGTAGGTCAAGACTATTACCCATTACCAACCTATACAAGTGCATTAAACTTTGCTTTCCTTAGTGGTGAGCTATCTTACTTCGCTAAAAGCAACATTCAAAATAGTGTGTTCCCGTCCTTTGCTATGATGTTCCCTAAGAGACCACAGTCTGAGGAGGAAAAACACATGAT